GTTAAATAAAAGATTTAGACTTTTCATTTGACAAATCTATAGAGTCTATGCTAAACTAATACAAACACACAAAGGAGAAAACTATGAGCGTTATTAAGGGACTAAAAAATATCAATGCCCTGCTCGATAAGCCAAAATATGAAAACGACGGACCAAAGATCAAGTGGCTAAAACTTGCTGATGGTCAGTCAGTAAAAATCCGTTTCATTGAAGAACTAGATGAGGACTCTGCTAACTATAACGATAGCCGTGGACTTGCTCTTGTTGTCAAAGAACATGTTAATCCAAAAGACTATAAGCGTCGTGCTGTAGATACTATGGAATCAGAAGGCCGTGACTGGGCTGAAGAAATGCACCGTAAAGATCCAAAGGCTGGATGGCGTGGCCGTCTTCGCTTTTATTGCAATGTCCTAGTCGACGACGGCATTGAGGCACCGTATGTTGCTATCTGGTCAATGGGTATCAGCAAGCAATCATCATTTAATACAATTCGTGAGTATGCCCTAGAAACAGGAAGCATCTCAAATGTAGTTTGGAAGTTGAAGCGTAACGGCCAGGGAACTGAAACAAACTATACACTTATTCCATCAGCACCAGACAAGGAACCATTTGACTGGAAGGGTATCGAGCCATATCCTTTGGAGTCAGCACTTAAGAAGGTTCCTTACGCAGAACAAGAAGCGTTCTACTTGGGCTTTGATGGTCCGTCAGTAACTTCGTCTACCAACACTGATTGGTAAGATGAACTACGTAGGCTTACATGTCCATACCCACTTTAGTCTTTTTGACGGGATTGCTACTCCAGAAGAATTAGTAGACCGAGCAGTTGAACTTGGTATGCCAGCATTGGCTATCACAGATCACGGAACATTGTCTGGGCATCGGGAACTGTACCGAGTTGCAAAAGCAAAGGGCATTAAGCCTATTCTTGGGCTAGAAGGATATATGTGTTCTGATATATCCGATAAGCGTGATAAGAATGAAAGAGAAGGTCAACAAGATCTTGTCTATAATCACATTATCCTTCTAGCCAAGAATAAAATTGGTTTAGAAAATCTAAATAAGATAAGCGAAATAGCATGGACTGATGGCTTCTTTAAAAAGCCTAGGTTTGATTTTAAGATATTAGAAAAATATAAAGAAGGAATTATTGTTTCTTCTGCATGCCCAAGCAGTGTGCTGGTAAAGGCTTTAGAAGAAGAAGAATTTGCACTCGCTAAGAAGTATATTAGTTGGTTTAAAGATAACTTCGGCAGTGATTATTATATTGAGGTTATGCCACACAACGAAGCCCACATAAATAAATACCTTTTGGATTTAGCAGATGAGTTTAACATTAAGGCTATTGTTACTCCAGACTGCCACCATTCTCATCCAGGGCAAAAAGAAATTCAAGAATTTAAACTAATTATGAATACCCATGCCAAACTCTCTAAAGATGTTTCTTATGCTAAGTCGGCAAAGTGTTCTAATATGATGGACAGGCTAGACTTGCTTTATGGTAAAGATAGAGAGATAACATTTAATAAGTTTGATATTCATTTGCTTTCTTATGAAGAGATGAAGGCAGCCATGAAATCCCAGGGTATTGATAGAGAAGATATATACACAAACACATTATCGCTTGCAGACACTGTAGAAGACTATGAAATTCAAGAAGGCTTAAACTTGCTGCCAGTTCAGTACAAGAGTCCAGATAAGGAACTTGCAAAGATTGCTTTGGAAGGTTTGACAGCAAGAGGGTTGTCTGAAAGCAAGCAGTATATAGACAGGCTTAACGAAGAGTTAGAAATTATCAAGGATAAAAAGTTTGCTCCGTACTTCTTGGTTGTTAGCAACATGATTAACTGGGCAAAGAAGGAAGAGATTCTAGTTGGACCTGGTCGTGGGTCATCTGCTGGGTCCTTAGTTTGCTATGCCCTTGGAATTACAGATATAGATCCAATTCAGCACAACCTATTGTTCTTCCGATTTATTAACCCAGACCGTAATGACTTTCCAGATATTGACACAGATATTCAGGACACTAGGCGTGAAGAGGTTAAAGACTATCTTGTAAGACAGTACCGACATGTAGCATCTATTGCAACATTCCTTCAGTTTACTGGTAAAGGAATTGTTAGAGACGTTGCCAGAGTTCTAAACATTCCTTTGTCAGATGTAAACAAGGTTCTAAAGACAGTAGATTCGTGGGATGATTACTGTACATCAAAATCAACATTAGAGTTTCGTGAAAAATATCCAGAGGTAGAAGAATATGGTGAACAACTTCGTGGCCGTATTAGGGGAACTGGTATTCATGCTGCTGGTGTGGTTACTAGTAAGGATCCAATTTTTAGGTATGCGCCGTTGGAAACTCGTTCTTCTCCTGGATCTGATGATCGCATACCAGTGGTCGGTATTGATATGGAAGAGGCTGAAAAGGTTGGCCTTATTAAAATAGATGCATTAGGACTAAAGACTTTGTCTGTTCTAAAAGACACCATTAACATAATTAAAGAGCGTGACGGTAAAAAGATTGACCTTCTTAAAATAGATATGAATGATAAAAATGTTTATCAAATGCTGTCAGATGGATATACAAAGGGCGTGTTCCAGTGTGAAGCAGCACCATACACAAACCTACTAATTAAGATGGGTGTAAAAAATCTAGCAGAACTTGCTGCTTCAAATGCTCTTGTTCGTCCAGGCGCAATGAATACAATTGGAAAAGATTATGTTGATCGTAAACATGGTCGTCAGAATATATCCTATATTCATCAAGTTGTGAAAGAATTTACAGAGGAAACCTATGGTTGTATTCTTTACCAAGAGCAGGTTATGCAGGCTTGCGTACATCTTGGCGGTATGTCTATGTCTGAGGCTGACAAGGTTCGTAAGATCATTGGAAAGAAAAAAGATGCTAAAGAGTTTGACATATTTAAGGATAAGTTTATAGAGGGTGCTTCTCGTTTTATTAGCCCAAACCTTGCTCGTGATCTATGGCATGACTTTGAGGCTCACGCAGGGTATTCATTTAATAAGTCCCATGCAGTAGCGTACTCAACGCTATCATATTGGACAGCATGGCTAAAGTATTATTATCCACTAGAGTTTATGTTTGCACTTCTAAAGAATGAAAAGGATAAAGATGCACGAACTGAATATCTTATTGAAGCGAAAAGAATGGGGATTAGCATTAAACTACCTCACATTAATGATTCGGATATTGATTTTAAAATTGAGGGTAAGGGTATTCGGTTTGGACTCTCGGCAATCAAGTTTATCTCTGATAAGATTGCAGAACGATATATATCGGCACGACCTTTTAAGTCTTACAAAGAACTTGAAGAGTTTACATTCACAAAGGGCAATGGAGTAAACTCTCGTGCACTTCAGGCACTTCGTGTAATTGGTGCAGCAACATTTCCAGATAATCCTAGAAATGATCAAGAGATTAAAGAAAACTTATATGAATATTTAAATCTTCCAGAGTTTAACATTACTATACCTTCTCATTACTACGCTTTTATTCAGGACATTGTTGATTTTGAAGAAAAGGGTTCCTATATATTCATGGGTATGGTAAAATCTATTAAGAGGGGAACAGGATGGTCACGAGTTGAAATTTTGGATAAGACTGGGTCTGTCGGTATATTTGATGATGAAAATACCGCTATTGAGACGGGTCGTTCTTATTTGGTCCTTTGTAACGATAACAGGATTGTATCTTTCATACCGTCTGATGAAATAAAAAGTTCGTCCCATGCGCTGGTTAAATTTTTAGGATATAAACAGTTGCCATACAAAGATGATGAAATGTTTGTTGTTTCTTTTAAGCCTAGAGTTACCAAAGCAGGCAAGAAAATGGCATCATTGACTTTAGCAGATACAAAAAGAGACCTGCACTCAATAACAGTATTTCCAACATCATTTGCAAAAGCATATATGCATATTGAAGAAGGAAAGTATTATAAGTTTGATTTTGGCAAGACTAAAGACGGAACCGTAACATTGGAGGATGTACATGTCAGTTAGTATCGAAGAAGCATTAGCACAGTTAGACCCAAAGTTAAGAAAGAAACTTGGCAGTGGTATTGGTGTAAATTTTGAGTATCAGCCCACCCCTAGTTTTGGACTGAACAAAGCCCTGGGTGGAGGCTTGCCATATGGCAGACAGGTTTTGATTTGGGGAAGTAAGTCTTCTGCAAAGTCTTCCATGTGTTTGCAAATGATTGCCCTTGCACAATCAGAAGGAAAGTTGTGTGCTTGGATTGATTCAGAGATGTCTTATTCTGAAGACTGGGCTCGTAAAATGGGGGTAGATCCAGAAAAATTGATCTACTCACAAGCAAGAACTATCAGCGATATGGTAGATGTGGGTGTGGCTTTAATGAATGCTGGGGTTGATTTAATTGTGGTAGACTCTATTACATCAATGCTTCCTGCAATTTATTTTGAAAAGGACACTGATGAGATGAAGGCTTTGGAAAATACAAAGCAGATTGGAGCAGAGTCTCGTGACTTTAGTAACGCATGGAAAATGCTTAATTATGCAAACAACAAAGTTAAGCCAACTTTGCTTGTTCTTATTTCTCAGTCTCGTAACAATATCAATGCTATGTATACTAGCCAGCAGCCTTCTGGTGGTCAGGCTACTAAGTTTTATTCCTCATGTGTTATTAAACTATTTTCTTCAGAGTCGGACAATCAAGCACTTAAGGGAAAGATTAAAGTCGGAGATAAGTTGATAGAAGAAAAGATTGGAAGAAAAATTAGATGGGAACTTCAATTTTCTAAAACCTCTCCAGGATTTCAATCAGGAGAATACGATTTCTATTTTAGAGGAGACGTATTAGGAGTAGATGCAATTGCTGATCTTGTTGACACAGCAGAGTCTATGGGTTTTGTAGAGCGTACAGGAGCATGGTATATTCTTCCAGACGGAACTAAGATTCAGGGAAGAGAAGGATTTATTAATAGGGTAAGAGAGGATCTTGATCTACAAGATATGATTAAGAATAAAATTAGTGGACAAGTATAGCGTTTACGAAGGAAAGTTTCCTTGTAAGGTTTGTAAAAAAGAAGTAAAAACTATTAGAGTATATCTTGCAACTGGTATGGCGTCTTGGATGTGTTCTGATAAACACTTGTCTGAAGTTCAGTTGTTTAAGGTTGGTTATAAGAAAAGGAAGGTCAATGAGCGAGAAGAGTGAAAGTAAAAGAATAGGTGCCAAGCAGCACAAAAACTCTGGTCGCAATACTAAAAAAGGTGACGCTTCCTGGAAAAATTTTGTTGTAGATTTTAAAGAGGTTGGAAAATCTTTTACATTAAATAAAGAGGTGTGGGCAAAGGCTACCACTGATGCTATAAAGAATGGAAAAGACCCAGCCATAGTTGTGGTTATTGGCGAGGGTAACGCCAAGGTCAGGCTTGCTATAATTGAGATGAGTATTTTAGAACAACTAACGGAGGAATAATGGAGCAACAACAAACAACAATAGATATGGTAAATGGTTTGGCAGAGATTGCAGACTATATGGATGATCAGGAGTTGACAACGGCTCTTACTTTCATTGCTAAGATTATTATAAAGCCAGACATACCACTTAATGTAGCGACGGTAGAGATAGTTAGGCTACAGGCAATTGCAGCAAAAATGTCTCTCAAGGCCACTTGGATGGCAAATGTAGACAAGTCTGATAGAGGTAAAAAGAATCTTTATTACACTGCAGCAGAGTCAATCAACAATCTTGTTTCTGCTTTAAAGTACATAATCCGATAATCTGCTATACTTATACTAACAGAAACGAGTTAAAATGACAAAAAATTTACTACATACAGTTATGATAAAACAAGAAGAAAAGCCAGTTCACTCTATGGATATTGCTGCCCTAGAAGCAAAGATTAAAGAAGGATATACGATTAATCGTGTAGATAAGCACACTGTCAAAAAGACTTTTGCCCCTTCAACCATTGCATATGGGCACGGAGAGTGTGCGAGATATTGGTATCTTGCTTTTGATGGTCAAATGTTTGAAGATAATGCAGATGCATATGCAGCAGCAAATATGACTGCTGGAACACTATCACACGCCAGAATTCAGGCAGCAATGATGAATTCAGGGGTAGCAAAAATATATCGCAATGATGACAATGAGACTACAACAGAGTTTAAGATCACCCACAGCGATCCTCCTATCTTTGGATACGGAGATGTTATGCTTGATTGGCAAGGTGAAGAACTCATTGGTGAAATTAAAACAATGATGAATGAGGGTTTTGAATATAGAAAGGCATCTGGTAAAGCCAAGAATGGACACCTTATGCAACTACTTATATATATGAAGATTTTAAAACGGCCAAAGGGTGTTATGATTTATGAAAATAAAAACAATCATGAACTTCTTTTGATTCCCGTAGAAGTAAACGATCATTACCGTCGGTGGGTAGACCAGGCATTTGATTGGATGAGGACAGTTCGAAAGGCATGGGAAGATAAAACTTTACCAGTCAAGAACTATAGATCTAATTCCAAGATATGCAAGTCATGCCCAATCAAAAAGGCATGCGAGTCTGCAGGGACAGGCGTAATTAAAATAACGCCCCTGGAGATTCTCGGTGAGACATTGTAACTTTTGCGATAAACAATTTGATCAATCAGTATCGTATCAGATATATTGTTCAGTAGAATGCAGAGACCTTGCAACAAAAGAAAAAATTGCTGCAAGGTATTTGCAATCAAAAAGAGCAAAAAGAAAAGGAAAGATAAGGCCTTGCAAATCTTGTTCAATGCCATTATCAATATACAATGACCACCAAATTTGTAATACATGCTCTGTCAACCCAGATGCAGTTGCTAAAGCACTAAAAAAGATTAAGGATAGGACTAATGGTAAAAAATAAATGGGGCATCGAAGTTAAGCCAGAAAGAATTTGCGCTATTGATGCCAGCACTAATAGTCTTGCATATGCTACATTTCATAATGATCAGTTAAAAGAAGTTGGAAAAATAACTTTTGAGGGTAAAGACATATACGAAAAAGTTATTGATGCTGGAAAAAAATCAAAGGCATTGTTTGACCATATTATAAATGTTGATGCAATTGTTATTGAGCATACGGTATTCATGAACAGCCCTAAAACTGCTGCAGACTTGGCCTTAGTTCAGGGTGCTCTTCTTGGTGCTGCTGGACAGTCTGGCATCCAAACCATAGGTAAGGTTGCTCCTATTACATGGCAAAATTATATAGGAAACAAAAAAATTTCTAAAGATGAACAACTATATATTAGGTCACAAAACCCAGGCAAGTCTGAGTCTTGGTACAAAACATATGAGCGTAATTTAAGAAAAGAAAGAACAATTAGATTTATTAACACTATATATGATAGAAATATTGAAGATAATGATGCTGCAGATGCCTGCGGTATAGGTCATTGGGCAATAAATAATTGGGGTAAGGCTTTGGGGGTTGACAAATAACATCATGGCTGCTAAACTATATACAAGCGAGACTTATATGCGTAAGAGGTATCTTATGGATAAAAAGACTCCAGAAGAAATAGCAAAAGAATGTGGGGTTAGCGTGGAGACAATCTATGTATATCTTGCTAAATTTAAATTAAGGAAGTCGAGACGATGAAAAAAATATTGCTACCTATTGTTGTATTTATTGGAGTTTTTTCTGCTTTAGCGGGAATAACATTAATTAGGCTATCTAAGAGTATGGAAGATTGGGAAGCATCGTGGGAAGAAGAGGATGAAGATGAGTTCTGAGACACAGTTTACAATTGCTCAGGTTTGTGATGAAATTAAGGAAATGCTTATTGCTAAGAATAAGTCCTATGGAGACTCTGCTTTAAATCCAGTTAGAATTTTTGCTACCTCTGATAGTGTAGAGCAGTTGCATGTTCGTATTGATGACAAGTTATCTAGAATAACTAGGGGTGGATCTTATGTTGGCGACAATGATATAGACGACCTTATTGGATACTTGATATTGCTAAAAATAGCAAGGGAGTTAAACGGTGTCAACTGAAGATGATTTAGTTAAGCACCTTGATCAGGTTAATCAAGTAGTAGAAGAATACTTAAAAGGTAATGACCCAACTGCAATTTCAAAACAACTTGCTATACCAAGACAAAAAGTAGTAACACTTATCAACGAGTGGAAAGTCATGGCATCTGCTAATGATGCTATTCGTGCTCGTGCTAAAGAGGCACTTGCTGCAGCAGACACCCACTATAGTAAACTGGTGTCTCGTACATACGAAGTTATTGATGAAGCATCAATGACAAACAATCTTAGTGCAAAGACTGCTGCAATTAAACTTGTAATGGACATTGAGTCTAAAAGAATTGATATGCTACAAAAGGCTGGACTTCTTGAGAATAAGGAGTTGGCGGAAGAGATGATTCAGATAGAAAGACGGCAAGAAGTTTTGATGGGAATTCTTCGTGACATAGCGTCTGAGTATCCGCAGATACGAGATGAAATTATGCGTAGGCTTTCTGATATTGCCAAGAAAGATGAAGTGATTACAATTGTCCATGATGTTTGATGATTTCTTAGAAGCGCTTAAAGATAATCATTTTGAAGAGACACCAGTCGACGCAAAGACATTTGTTGAGTCACCAGATTACCTTGGTCAGCCAGGCCTATCGGATATTCAATATGACATTGTCGAGGCAATGAGCCAAATATATCGTAAAGAAGATTTAGAAAATTTGATGGGGCATGAAGAAGGTGCAAGATACTATGAAAAATATACTAAGAATGAAATTATCCTCCAACTTGGAAAGGGTAGCGGTAAAGATTTTACTTCTACTGTTGCTTGTGCTTACATCGTTTATAAGTTACTATGCCTTAAGGATCCAGCCAGATATTTCGGCAAACCCACTGGGGATGCCATAGACCTAATCAATGTTGCTATTAACGCACAACAAGCAAAAAATGTTTTCTTTAAAGGTTTTAAAACAAAGATTGAAAAGTCTCCTTGGTTTGCAGGCAAGTATAATCCTAAAGCAGATTCAATTGAATTTGATAAGTCAATTACGGTTTACTCTGGACACTCAGAGCGTGAATCGCATGAGGGTCTGAATCTTTTGCTTGCTGTTCTTGATGAGATTTCTGGCTTTGCATCTGAAGTTGGCACAGGAAATGAACAAGGCAAGACTGCAGAAAACATATACAAAGCATTCCGTGGATCCGTAGACTCTCGTTTTCCAGACTTAGGCAAAGTTGTTTTGCTTTCGTTCCCAAGATACCCAGGAGACTTTATTTCCGAAAGGTACGACTCTGTTATTGCAGATAAAGAAGTAGTAGAAAAAAGGCATGAGTTTATAATTAATCCGCTATTGCCAGAAGATGATAAAGACAATAGGTTTGAAATATCATGGGATGAAGATCAAATACTTTCATACAAATACCCTGGAGTTTTTGCACTTAAAAGACCTACATGGGAAGTAAACCCTACAAGAAAGATTGATGATTTTAAGATTGCATTTATGACAGACCTTGGAGATGCAATGATGCGCTTTGCTTGTGTTCCAACATTTGCTTCTGACGCATTTTTTAAGCAGGCAGAAAAGTTAAGATCCTGCATGACAACTAGAAACCCAATAGATGATTTTAAAAGGTTTGATGAATCATTTAAGCCAGATCCAAATAAAAAATATTATGTACACGCTGACCTTGCACAAAAGCATGACAAGTGTGCAGTTGCAATTGCCCATGTAGAAAAATGGGTAAACATACAGGTAATCAATAATTACGAACAGGTCGCTCCGATAGTTGTAGTAGATGCCGTTGCTTGGTGGGAACCAAAGGTAGAGGGTCCAGTTAATTTATCTGAGGTTAAGCAGTGGATCCAAAACCTAAGAAGAATAGGGTTTGATATTGGCATGGTTTCTTTTGACCGTTGGCAGTCATTTGATATTCAGAATGAGTTAAATCAGGTAGGAATGAAAACTGATACTGTTTCTGTTGCTAAAAAACATTATGAGGATATGGCTATGTTGGTATATGAAGAAAGACTTGTTATGCCAGCAATAGAATTATTGTTTGAAGAATTAACCCAGTTAAAAATTATGAAAAATGATAAAGTTGATCACCCCAGGAAAAAATCTAAAGATTTGGCCGATGCTGTGTGTGGTGCTATTTTTGGTGCTATATCTCACACTCCTAAGAATATAGACTCTGAAGTAGAGGTTCACACTTTTAGGGATAGGCCACGCCAAGTTGACACGCTCCCTGAGAACGTGATACAATATAAACCTAGTCAAATAGAAGAAATTAAAGACTATTTGGATAGACTAAAAACAATATAAACCAAATGAATAATAAAAGGAGAAAAATGAATTCATTTAAGAAGATCGCTCTTGCCGTGGTTGCAGCCATGACTATGAGCACACTAGTAATGACACCTGCAAGTGCCAATACCGTTTCTGTGGACGTAACAACAGAAATTTCTGGCGCAGGTACTGCAGCCTCACCATTTACAGTTAAGGTTCCATCTGATAACGTCGTAAGCGTTGCAGATACTTCAACTGTTACAAACAACGAAGCACTTCTTATCACCGCTACAGTTGTTGCTGGAACACCAGTAACATTTACTGCAGTTGGTGCTGGAACACGCCTCGTCTCTGCAATTGGTTCAACAGTTAATGCATCTGCTGGATCATCATCAATCACAGTCACACCTGCTTCAACAACAGCGACTGTATATGCATATACAACAACTACTGCTGCATCTGCGGTTACAGTTTCTGTAACTGGTGCAAGCACAACAATTTATCTTAAGGGTGTTGCAGGTCCTGCATATGAACTTAAGATGTCAATCCCTGCTTCAGGAAATATTTCTGGCAAGGTAACTGCAACTCTTGATGTAGCAGATATTTTCGGCAACGCTGTTGCTGATACAGTAACTGTTACTACTCTTGGTGGCGCAACTGCTGGAACTGTAACTGCTGATGCTCTTGTAACAGGTCGTTACACATCAGAGATTTCGCTTCCTGCTGCTGCTGGAACTGTTGCTGTTGGAGCATCTATTGTTGCACCAACCTCTGTTCCAACAATTAAGTTGGCAACAACTTCTCAGACTGCAATCGTAACAGTATCTGATCTAGCAACTGCTCTTGCTGCTGCTAATGCTGCACTTGCTGCAGAACGTGCTGGTCGTGCTGCTGATAAGGTAACTGCAGATGCTGCACTTGCTGCTGCTGTAGCAAAGGCTGCTTCTGATGCAGTTGCTGCTAAGGCTGCTGCAGATGCTGCTGCTATTACTGCTGCTGCAGAAATTGCTAAGTTAAAGGCTGATGCTGTAACCGCCAAGGTTGCTGCAGATAAGGCTCTTGCTGATGCACAGGCTGCTGCTAAGGCAGAACTTGATAAGGTCAAGGCAGATAATGCCAAGGCTATTGCTGATCTAAAGGCTGCTTTTAATAAGTTGGCTCGTCAATGGAATGCAAAGAATCCAAAGGCAAAGGTTGCACTTGTTAAGTAATTAACAAACTTAAAGATTTAGGGGTCAGGAAACTGGCCCCTTTTTCTTTTATTCTAAATTAAATGTTATAATAACCTTATTAGACATTGTCTAATTCGGAGGTCAGGAGATTAAAAAATTAATAAGAATATTGTCAGCGTCACTACTGGCCCTTGGCTTTAACCTATGGATTCCAGAAAATGCTAACGCAGCCTGTGTAAACTTTATACAATCACAAACCATAGCAGCAGCATATGAAGGCGATGCCGAACCTACAGTGCATCATATGGATACTTGCTCAGGTGACGACATATCTTATCAAATACCAATTGCAACTACCGTGACTTTTGACGGGGTACAGTATGAAAACATTTATGCTACAACTAACTCAGTAATTACATTTGGACAACCTGACGGTACATTTCATACCTATCCATCTACACCATCTATCTCCTTGTATTCAATGGACTGGTTCCCAGGAGTAAGCGGAACATCTGGTTTGGACATATATTATTCTGAAGGTGGGTTTCAAATGAACCTCAATATGGTCCCATTCGGTAACTATGGGGCACAGGCAAGTACAGTAAATATATTAGTGGCTATTACTAATACTGGCGGTTTAGCGGTGTCCTATAGTTATCAAGGTCCTGAATACCAAAATCTTAGAAC